CTAATTACTAAATTCAAAATCACAAATTATACTAGGATAACCAGAATCATTTATAGTAATTAACTCTAATCCTACTACATCATTGTAATTTAAAGTATATCCATTTATTTTATTTATTCTATAGCACTTATCTTCTACAATGATTTTATCGTTTAATTGAATATTTCTTATCTCATCAGGTTCGAACTCTATCTCTGCAGATAATACTTTACTATCACTATTATATAAATCTTGTATATACGAGTTCCAATAGGTTGTATATGATGTTATAGAACCTGTTGCATCTGCATCAAATGCTGGTGGATAAAACGATTCGTTAAAATGTAAGTTATTTGTAGAACCACTTACAACAGGTAAAGAATCATAATTACTAATCGTAGCATAATCTGTAAATAAATCTGAGTTAGCTCCTATGTAAGAACCTGTTGGTAAAGTTCCATTTACCTTATATCCTAATCTTGGTTTAAACTTAAATGTTTTTCTACCTTGTTCTGAATTATCTGTTTTATATAATTGTGGTATTAAGTTATCACTCGTGCCAGGTAAAGTATCTAAGATGACAGGAGCAAAATAAGCACCAATCTTTCTTTCACCTTGTGGTACATCTGATGCAGAATTAACCACTTCTGTTCCCCATTGGAATCCTTCTGCATTTTCTAATACTTGTTTAGATAATTTATCACTATCTTTGTTATCTTGATATATAATTGTTTTATCTTGATTACCTAGTGTAGAACGAAGAGATATTCTATCTGCATTCTGTATCTTCTTTGTCCAATCTACTCTTTTACCACTATTTGACCAGTTGTTAAAAGTTTCTATTTTAAGAACTCTATTTTCTGTATAGACTGGTTCTATCACTAAATTTAGTTTCTGTATTAAACCTCTTAAAACATCTATACATTTAGTTTGTGGTTCAAACTGTTCTCCTATTTTGATTGTACCTGTTTCATAGTTGATTGGTGAATCAGTAGCAAGAAATTGTGATGTAGTGTTAATTATAATAGTAGGTTGTGAACCAACTGTTATTTTATTTGTTCTTTGTAGTTTAATAGTATCACCAAGATTTAAATTAATAAAATTACTTGATATTACTATACTATCACTCTGTCCTTCATCACCACTATCAAATATCAAAGGTTGGAATGCAACTCTTGTAGTTCCATTTACCATTAACCTAAAATCAACATCAGTTCTACTTGTCATAGCTGGAGCAGCTGCAACTGATGCAGATATAATACCATCAAACTTATATGTTCCTGCTTTTGGTACAGTAAATACTCCTGTTGTAGGATTATATCCATTTGCTGGGTCATATGTTTCATTATCAAATATAACATCAACATAAGATGAACCATTTGAGGTTATGTTTTGTGGAGTTGATGGGTTTGATGTAAAACCAGAATCAGTAAAACCAGCACCTTTAACAGATAAGTTTTCTGTTTGTTTAGGCATTATATATAAATTATCAAATAAAGGTTGTAAAGAAGAAGAATAACTAAATTCACCTTCTTCAAATATTTTATCTAATACAGTTGATACTCTAATTGCTGGTGTTAATTGTTGTACTTGTAAAGATGAGGTTATATTGTTTATATATCCTAATCTAGCTACTGGCTCTGTATCAATAGAAACATTCGGTAAAGAACCTGTTGTTTCTAATCCATCTCTACCTTGGTCTATCAAAGGATAATATACATCACCACCAAATAAGTTATCACTCCAACTACTTGTTACATTAGCAACTGAAAAAGTATGGTCATACGAATCCCAATCTAAATCACTTACAGAAGTTGTTTTTATAGAATCATTAAAACTTACTACATTGTTTGTTATTGTAATCTCGTAGTTATATCCACCATTTGGTGTTCTAACTACCTCATCTAAAAATAAACTACCTTCTAGTAGTGTATTTGATTTACTAATTACTGATGCATCTACCGATTCACCTAAACCAGGTACTCCAGTCACACCTACTTTATACGCATGTTTAAAAAATCTATTGTTCTTTTTAGAACCAGGTAAAGTAAATTGTTGTGATGTTGCACCGAATACCTCACCAATATCACCATTTTCTATTGCAGATATATCTACTCGTATAGGTGTATCTTCCAATACATCCAAATCATATATTACACCACCATATTGAGCTCTAATGAATGCCATAAATTATCTTCTTGATTTAGGTTTATTTGCATATTGGTAATTTATTCTATATGTGAATAATTTTTGTCCTCTTGGGTTTGTTTTCTTATCTGCTGTTGTGTTTGTAATAATCACAGGTACAAACCCACCATTGTATTGTACATATACAGAAGGAGATTGGAATAACTCTAACAACCATTCTGATTCTTCTGTTGTTAACCAATCAGTCTGTGCTCCAAATGTTTTCTGTATTGATTTATTGTATATCGTAGTTCCTCTTCTTGCTTTATCAAAAGAAACACTACCATCTGTTGTAGAATAATTTACAAACTCTTGTTCGTAAGTATCTTGTGCATAAGTTTGTGTTTCTGTCTTTGTTAGATTAGCAGTATAATAATCCCATACACCTACTTTGTTAATAAATGCAAACCTTGTTCCATTATCACCAATACAAGAATCTAATTTGTTAAATCTTCTATCACCTTCACCAACATTCGCAACAACTGTATAATAAGACCAGTTATCAGCAGAGAATACAGAACCAAGTGTTGCATCATTTATAAAGTTTTGAGGTCCTGCAGGATAATGAACTAATCTACTAGCTTCACTATCATCGTGAGAACCACTAAAAGTATTGTAAAAAAACTTTTGTGCTAATACACTATCATTCTCATTGTATATCGTTACCCTATAACTTTCTACAAAAGAGTTTCTTAAGTTAAAGTGTGAAACAGTACCATAATCTTCTAGTCTTATATATTGTGTATTTGGTGAGTTAGATAAAAAATCTGTAAAGTAAGAACCTGATTGCCAGTTCATTCCATCTACTAATTCTTCTACTGCAGGATATACAGTTATTGAAGAAGTTATTTCTGATGGAGATACAATTAAAGATGAAGATGGAGATGTTCCATATTCTTGTCCAAACTCTATTGAGAAACTTCTTGTGTTGTTGTTAGATGAACTAACTATTGTTGGTGTTGTCCATACCTCATCCCAATCAGTATAATCGTGTAAAACATCACTTAATTCAAATACACCAAAGTTAGAATCATTTGCTGGTTGTTTTATTCTTACTAGGGTATCAAACGAACCAGTTGCTTTAACATCACAAATATATTTTGCTTGTGGAAGTAAACTTAAGTTTGTAAGTGAATACACAACAGTTGCTTGTGTACCATTTGGGTCTGTTGGTCTTTGTATGAATTGTACTGCCATAATCTATACTATTGCTCCATTTAATTTAAATAACTCTTTTATTTCTTCATTTATATCTTCTCCACCTGCTTCTACCAATTCTGGTTCTAAGTTTTGTAACAATCTTGTTACTGCAGGTATAATAAATGGTCTTGGTCTAAATCCTTTTTCTGCAATTGATTTACGAACAGGAAAAGGTAAAGGACCTCCAATTGTTTTCTTTACAAATTGACCTGGATTAAAAAGAGATTCAGGGTTAGGTGAAAACTTTTTCTTTGTACCCATAACACCACTATCTTGATAGAAACCATATTTTTCCATAGAGATAGAAAATCCAGCTGTATCTTCATCATTCGGATTACTTGGTGTTACTTGTACTGAATTAGCTAACTTACCAGTATTTAAAATACCTTTATTGATTATCCCATCTTTCAATGCAGATTCCAATAAAGTTACATTATCCTTTAATACTTTCTTTATATTTTCTATTTCCATTTTTTATTTTTAATAAAATAATATATTTCTTTTCCTATTACACCACCTACACCACCGATAATACCTAATAACAAAGCCATTCCAACTTCATATAAGGACATCGTGTAAATTGATGTAAAGGTAAATCCATAAAAGAATGATACTTTGTTTTCCATTTGTTATGCTATATCACAATATGATATTTCCTTACTATCTGTTATAATTGTTGCCGTCATAACCCAACCTACTGCCTTATCTTGAAACGCTTCTACAAGTGGAACAATATTCACCATCTGTATTTGTAAAGGGTATTGTACAGGTCCATCTAAGATATATGCGTACATATCATATAAACCTTGTTCTGTATTGTTAAGAACTACTCTCATATCTTCATCACCTAACTTTGGAACATCTAAAGAATAAAACTCAAAAGTTAATTCTCTCTGTCTACCATCTATACCAGTAAGACCAGGTGATGATAAAGGTCTCATAAATAAAAGTGGATAACCACGATTTACTGCAGCATCTATTTTATCTATACTACCATGGCCGAATCCCTTAAAGTAGTTGTGGTTGTTAACGAAATACTCTATTGTATTTACTAATTCATCGTATCTTACCATTATCTTCTTTTATATTGATTTAATATTTGTTTTTGTTTCTTTTGTTCTTCTTTCATTATATCACCTTCTAACGATAACCAGTTTAACATTGTAACAAAGTTTACTTTTGTAACATCTTTCTCACCTGTTAATCTTAAGATTCCCCCATCTTTTGCAAGGTGGTGGAGTGTGTAGAACCATCCAAAATGTTCTTGAATACTTTGTCCATCCCCTCCTTCCACATTTTCTTCTCCTTCTGTGTTAACTGTTGGGAAGATTGAAGGAAATTGTTTGATGATTGAATTCCTATTAGCAAAAAAAAATTGTATGCTCCAAGAGCAATACTCATAGGTAAATTCTTAAATATCTCTTTTCTCCATTCTCGTTTCTCATTATCATAAGCTTCTACTTTATAATACTTAAAAAGAGTTTCTGTTTTACCTTGTATAAACTTTATATCGTTTCTTATTCTCCATTCAAAAGAATCAAACTTTTGTTCTACTATCGGTCTGTATATAATAGATATAACATCTAACACACTACCTTTTTGTAGATGAGCTTCTAAATCTATATACTCACCTGCAGACATTTTAGATATAGGTTGTAATCCATACTTTATACCTTCAAACTCAAAGATAGGTAAAAAGATTGCTTGTGTATCAATAATCTTTTTGTGTAAATCTACATATATCTTTTGTAAACTTGATAAATCCCAACTTCTTATAAACTCCTCATCGTAAGAAGAAATAGCAGATACAATTCTTATAATCTTTTCTATTTCTGATAGGTGTTCAAACTGACCTAACTTATTGTAATGTTCAATTGTAAATTCAGTTGGTATATTAACTTTTATTTCTTTCATATACTTTATTATATTTTTCTTAATTACTTGGTATAGGTAATTACCTTAACCCACTTATAACCAATTTCTTTCTTATTGGATTTTCTATTCTATTCCAATTACAGATTGCAAGTGACATCACACAATCGTCGTGGAACCCAGCCATTGCTTGATAAGTTATCTTACCACTTGGTAAATACTTGTATTGAAACATCTGCAGTTCTTTGTAAAGAGGTTCAAACAAGTTAGGTGATGGTAATTCTAATGATAAATCCGATATATCACTAATCAATCTTCGTATAATATTTTCTTTACTTGTATTAGTAGTAATAAAAGGTTTTACTGATTTATATTTTTTTCTTATCATCTCATATACCGCATCTCCTATGGAGTTTGCTTCTACATACAATTCTGTTCTATATTGTTTACATAGATATACCACCTTATCAACGATTTGAGAGTATTCTAAGCCTCTTTCTCTCCACATATATACTATCCTTCCACTTGTATCCATAATCGTTAATACAGAGTAATCTTGTTTTGTACCAATATCAAGACCACCAACAGTTCTATCTTTTGTTCCT